ATGAAGAAACATAGCCCGAAAGACAGACAGGAACAGCGGTTCCGACTTGCCCGGGTTCCGTTGCAACGTTTCGCCCAAGTTTTCATATCCGGTCAAAAGCCAATTAGGAGTATTATTGCAACTAAAATGAAGAGTATGAAAACAGAATTCAAGGTGCTGCTCTACCTGAAACGAAACGGGCAGGATGCGGAAGGGTTATGCCCCCTGATGGGGCGTATCACCGTCAAAGGAAAAACGAACTCCGTCGCACAATTCGCATGCAAGTTCAAAGTGAATCCAAACCTATGGAATGCCACCTCACAGCGTTGCACCGGCAAGAGTAAAGTAGCGGTCTACACCAACCGTGAGATTGAGAAGATGCTGCTCCTTCTACGCCAACGGTATAACGAGCTGTTGGATATGAAGGCCGACATCACCGCTGAGGAAATTAAAAACACATTTCAAGGAATCGCTACGGCACAAGCCACCCTGCTGGGATTATTCCGGGAGCACAATGAGGAATATGCCTTGCGTGTGGGCGTGAACCGGAAAGAAAACAGTTTCTACCAATACAAGAACACCTATCACCATGTCGCCGGATACATTACGGACAAATACAAAGTGTCCGATATTCCGGTAAAAGCACTGGACGGATCGTTTATCGAATCGTTCGAGCTTTACCTCCGTATTGACAAGGGGATGCAGACCGGCAGTTCCATCGGACATGTACAACGTCTGAAGCACATCGTACAGACAGCGGTATATCGTGGCATCCTTTCTTTTAATCCTTTCAAGGAATTCACTCCCCTGAAACCGAAACAGAAGCAACTTTACCTCACCCGTGAAGAACTGGAAAAGTTAATGACGACCACATTCGACACGCCCAACCGGAACTTTACCCGTGATATGTTTCTTTTTTCAGCGTTCACCGGAATCTGCTACTGCGACATGTGCAACCTGCGAGAATCTAATATAGTCAAGGCCGATGACGGCAGTCTGTGGATCGAAACGAAACGCCAGAAAACAGGTACGCCCGAAAATGTGCGTCTGCTGGATATTGCCATCACTATTATAGAAAAGTATAAAGGAATGGCACCGGATGGGAAACTGTTCCCGATGTTGCATAACACGAGCTTCAATCCCCACCTGAAGAAAATCGCCAAACAATGCGGCATAGACCGCAACCTTTGCTTCCATCAGGCCCGGCACACATTTGCCAGCGTGGTCTGTATCTCCCAGGGAGTGCCTATTGAAACGGTCAGCAAGATAATGGGACATCGCAATATTTCCACGACACAGCGGTATGCGAAAATCACGCAGGAAAAGATAGACCGTGACGTGACCGCATTAAGTTTTAATATAGAGGACAAATTCACCTTGCAGGGAATCGACTCCGAACCCTCCCACATTCTGAAAGACGTGAGCAGACGGAAATACCGCCCGAGTAAAAGGCCAATGACCAAGAGTGAAAAAAGAACAATAATAACCGATAAATAATATGACCTATGCGTAGTACATTCAAACTGTTATTTTACATCAACCGCCAGAAAACAAAGAAGAACGGCAGATGCCCCATCATGGGAAGAGTGACCATTGACGGGAAGATGACCCAGTACACCACCGGACTGGAGATCGAACCGGACTTGTGGAATCCTGAAACCGGCAGAGCCATGTCGGGAGGTAAACGGCTGGAGAACCTTCCTCCCGAAGCAAAGGACGAGGTAAGGAAACTGAATATTCATCTGGACGGACTGGAAGAGAAGGCAAAGAAAGCCTATAACGAAAAGGTGGAAGAAATAGGATACGTATCCGCAGAGCTTATCAAGAATGTCCTTACCGGCAAGGCGCAGACAAAAGAAACCCTGCTTGCCCTGTTTGATGAGCACAATGAAGAGTATGCCAGACGGGTGGACACGGACCGGACGCATCATTCTTATGTAAGGTATCTCACCGGGCGTAAGCACCTCGCCAATTTCCTACAATATAAATATGGAATAGAGGATATTCCGCTCCGTCAGCTTGACATGCAGCTGATCGAGGATTTCAAGTTCTACCTCTCCACGGTACTCCGGTTAAAAACCGTCTCACTGAACGACTACTTAATTTTCCTGCACAAAATCGCCCGTCGTGCGGTAAAGCAACGAACCATTAAGCGTGATCCGTTCGCCGGTTACAAGCTGGAATCCGTTCCGGTGAACCATCGTTATCTCACCGGAGAACAGTTTGCCAAACTGACGGGTGTGGAGTTACCTACTTACCGGCTATGCCATGCACGTGACCTGTTCGTGTTCTCGACGTTTACCGGACTTGGCAGGGCTGACCTTGCCAACCTCACTTCCGAGAATATCGTCACGGAACCGGACGGTTCGAGATGGATTCACATAGAACGTCAGAAAACGAAGGCGGAATGCCATATCAAGTTACTCGATATTCCAAGTCGCATTATCGACAAATACAAGGGAGAGGGAAAGGACGGAAAACTTTTCTTCGTACCGGCAACCAGCAGTTTGTGCCGCAGCCTGAAGATGATAGAAGAACAATGCAAACTGGGATGTCATCTGACCTTCTACATGGCTAGGCATCACCATTTATTCTACACGTTGAAAATAAGCAGTTTATAAGAATGTGCTTTTTAATAGGTAACGATTTAGAAACGAGCTAAGTTTTATATTTTACTATGTCTTGCGTCAATCCAAAGAACACTCTTATTACACTGCAAAGATAAGAATTATTCAATAAAATAATACATCTAATGACTTCATATCATTGATTTCTTTATTGGATTAAGGTGGGTTGGTTATTAATTATCCCTACAATATGTTTGTGTCTATAAAAAATGAAGATATTGCTGTGTGATGGTTCTATGATGCTTTATTCACATCATAGAACGAAATATGCTTCTTAAATCAAGAATGAATTCCACAAATGTTGCAAGTGCTGCAAAATATTAGTACTTTTGTAATTAATTGGGGTGTTGTGTGGCAAAGTCAATACTTCATAAAAAATAATACGAACATAGTTTCAATGAGAGCAGATATAAATCAGAGTAAGCAGAAGTTGGCAGAAACTTTTTTCCAACGTTTGGTAGATTCTTATGGATATTTACCAGAGCAGATGGAGTTTAATGTAACGGTTTCTCCAACATCAATTGCAGATATTGCAATATGGCGTAGTCCTGAAGATAAAAAATCAGGGCTCGCTCCAGATATTTATGTTCTTGTTGCATGTAAGGCTGAACACATAAAAATTAAAGCCGAAGATTATTTTGAACAATATAAGCAGGCAGTCCTTAATGACATGGCATTTTATGTCGCACATAATCTTAAGGAAACAAAAGTCTTTTATATTGATAGAAATGCCAGACCTCTGAAAATAGAACGTATTAGTGATTTTCCCTCAGCTCAGGATATTATTTCAGACGAGAATTTAGCTTTATTTGTAAATAAAGTGAGAGGTTATTCAAAAGATAAGTTTTTGAAAACCTTAACTCGTTGTCACAATATCATACGTAATGTGGATAAACTCTCTCCAGAAGCAGCATTTGATGAAATAAGTAAAATCTTATTTATAAAGATGCTGTATGAACGTGATGCAAGAGAGGAACTCGTTTATAGCAAAGATAAATTCATAAAAGATGAGCTGTCATATAATGGGGAAATAGACTACATCCAATATTTATTTAACGAAGTTAAGGAAACATATTCAGCCGATGGTCTTTTTGACTCAGAAGATAGAATAAGAATTCGCAGAGAGAGTTTCTTACTTATTTTGGAAGAGTTAAGCAATGTCGAGTTGTATGATACCTCTGATGACATAAAGGGTATTGCATTTGAACTGTTTCTAGGAAAAACTTTCCGTGGGGAATTAGGACAATTTTTTACACCAAGGACCATAGTTAATTATATGGTTGAAGTGTTGAATGTAAAAGAAGGAGACAAGGTATGTGATCCTTGTTGTGGAAGTGGAGGATTCTTGATTAGAGCATTTGAACATGTTCAGAATGAGATTGATCAAGATATTCATAATCAGATTGCAACATTGATGGACAATTTGAATCTCTCAGACTCTGAGAAACAAAGTAGGATCAACAATTTACTATGTGAGTGTGATAAGACAATTGAAGGAAGTCGTTATCATAAACTATGTCATGACTATTTCTTTGGAGTAGATGCCAACGCCCGTATGGCCAGAACTTCTAAAATGAACATGATTATGCACGGTGATGGACATGTTGGAGTTTATCTTCATGATGGTCTTCTTAATGTAGGAGGAGTTTATGACAACCACTTTGACATAATCCTTATAAATCCACCTTTCGGAGCTCATGTTGAAAAGGATATGCGTATTACTGACTCAGATATTCCTACAGATAGAGAAAAAACTTTATATGAGAATTTGTATGGTAGCGAATACGTTAGTAATGTATATATTCCTATAAAAAATTATGCACAAGAAATTGGCAAGGATAAAAAAATAGGAAAACGCATATTAGATTTATATAAAATCAACAACAATAGTACCGAAATCTTATTCATTGAACGTTGTATAAACTTATTAAAACCTGGTAAACGAGCAGGTATTGTATTGCCAGAAGGAGTGCTGGATAATCCAGCATTGGAACGTGTCCGTAGATTTATAGAAACACGAGCCAGAATACTCAATATTACCTCAATACCTGCAGATGTATTTCTGTCATCTGGTGCAAACATAAAACCAAGTCTTGTTTTTATAGAAAAGCTCAAGGACGGCGAGATGCCAGAGAAAGATTATCTGCTATCAGTTACGAAAGTAAATGATGCCGGAATTTCTTCCACTGGTTTACCTTCGCAAAATGAAGAATTGCCAATAGCAGCCAAAGAAGTTTCTTCTTGGTTAAGTGGAAAAGTTATGTCAAATATGACTTATACAAAAATAGTTAATCGTTCGGATTTATCTAATTGGAGTGTTAAGTCTGTTTTCGACGTAACAAATATTAATTATAATCCTATATACAAGAAAGTGAAGATTGGAAGTGTCGTATCATTGAGCAAAGATGTTATATACGTTGAACCTAATATTAAATACACTCGTTTGACGGTAAAACTATTTAACAAAGGCATTCAGGAACGCGATACAGTTATAGGCTCTCAAATTGGGACAAAACGTCAAACGCGCGTAAAAGAAGGACAGTTTGTCATCTCAAAAATTGATGGAAAAAGCGCAGCTTTTGGTATTGTGAACTCATCACTTGAAGGAGCTATTGTTACTCCTGATTTTATGGTTTATAATATTGACACAACTAAAATAGTTCCAGAATATTTAGAATTGGTATTAACCAATGAAGCCATATTGAATCAGTTCTCTAACTCAAGCAGTGGAACAACTGGAAGAAGAAGATTATCTCAAAAGGTTTTTGAGAACACACTTATAGCTTTGCCATCAATAGACGAGCAACGCAAACTTATTGCAAAGATTCTAGAAATTAGAAAAATGCAGGCATCTTTAGAAGAACAGATGCAAAAAAATATTGAGTACTTCAACAATAAGATTTTCTCTTAATATATGAAGCTATTGACACTAAAAATCACTTCGGAATTTAGAAATCTTGAAAATTTAAATTTAAGTTTCGATCCAGCCAATGATACATATGTAATTATTGGTAATAATGGTACGGGCAAAACAAACATATTAGAAGCAATAAGCAGTATATTCTCTGTCTTATTAAACCATTCAACTGATTTTTTATTTAGTTTCGTGCTACGTTACGAAATTAACGATATTACATATCGGGTAAAGCATGATAAAATTGCAGGAGTTACAGAATATAAAAAAGGAGATATTCCTGTAAATGAAATGGATATGATCTATCCCAATAGAATAGTATGCAACTATAGCGGTGAAGATACTCGAATGTGGGATAATTACTATAAAAAGGCAAATGAAGAATATTTAAATAGTGTACGTTCTGCAGAATCTCCAAATATCTTATCAATGATATATATTGATAAAACTATGTGGAAATATATCCTATTATGTATGCTTGCGACACGAGATGTCAATATTGCTTTTGACAGGTTTCTCAAGGATAAATTGAATATAGATTCACACAATATAGATTCTATTGAACTAAATTTTAATACTGACCTATTAAACAGATGGCGAAGTGAGAATCAAATAACTTTATTCATTCGTCAACTTCGTGGTCTATTTGACGATAGTCCAACTATTTCTTCTAAAGAGATTTCTAAATTCAATCCAAATGATGATGATGCTCGCTTATTATTTAATAAATATATGGGAGCTAGTCAGGTCATAGACACCTTAAACATATTTTTCAATAATGGAATAGAGTCTGCATTTTTAAGTGAGGGAGAAAAAAAGATGATGGTTGTCCTATTCATCTTAGAAGCAATATCAGATGAACAAACATTAGTATTAATGGATGAGCCAGACAGTCATATACATATCTCAAGAAAGGGCGAATTGAGAGAAATGTTTGATCACATGAGTCATCGTAGCAATATAATAACTTCACATTCTCCAACCCTAACGGCATCATTTGAAGAGAAAACAAAAGGTGCTATAATTATGCTTGACAAAGAAGAAGATGGTAAGACTAAGGTTATTGATAAAGATATCGTTAACCTAGTTGAAAAATTAACCAGTGGCATTTGGACATCTCAGAAACAGAATCTTTTTCTGTCATCTCATGATGATATCCTAATTGTTGAAGGCCCCACTGATGAAACATTTATATCCGCTGCGCTCAAATATTTTAAAAATAAAGGAAGATATTTAGATTTATCATTTGAATTTATACCTTGTGGAGGAGCTTCTAATGTTAATGCTTTTGCACAGAAATTCACCCCCAAAGAAGGACAAACTGTTATCGCATTATTTGATGGAGATGACGCAGGTGTTAAAAGTATGAATCAAGTTGTGCCATGTACATTAGGAAAGAAACAAAAATGGAATATTAAAAATTTTGGTAAAGCTCGTAAAAATCGGCATACTTGGTTCTCCTTTTATCCACCATATGCTCACAGGAAAAATATCGAAAACTTTAATGTTGAAGACTATTTTACCTGTCAATTGTTTCGTAAGTACATCTTATCATTTACTTCTCTTGATACAATAAGAAGTAAAGAGGGGCTAAAAAGTAAATTAGATGAAGACTGTAGAAAAGAAAGAATTAACGGGAAATATTACGAAAAGTTTAGTACCTTATTTGATCATATATTGGCAATTAAGAATGCCGAGTCTCGAGGCGAAAAAGAATTTTAGACAGACTGTTAGATAAGTATAAATATAGCCCCCCCCCAAAAAATCAATCCAAACTTTTTTGAGGGGGGGGGTACATTTTGTTAATTATAGTTTCAAGAAACCCAATAGAAATGCATCAGGAAAGATAAATTTCTTTTCTCCTAGTGTAAATCTGACATAGATAAACTTCTCATTTTTATTGATTTTTACGACTATTCCTTTACCAAACTTCTTGTGAACTACAGTACTGTCAACCATTAACTTCTCAAGTTGTTTTTTGATATCACTATCCTCTTTTGTTGATTGCACAGATGGTGACTTCGCAGTAGTGAGCTCATTTACAGAGCGAGATTGTACAATTGGTACAGAATGAGGTTGTGAGGCCTTTGTTGTTCCTTGTTCAGTTTGTTTTTTATTGACTGTATTAGTACCTTTTGCATAGTAATCAGAATCTACCTGTGTCATTGAGGATTGTTGATTGTAGAAGAGTTTTTCATACTGTTCCTTATGGATGGTAGTATCCCAACCACCTACTTCGTCTGCTATATGCCTATTGATACCAGTATATGTCAGACTCGCATCTTCATAGCGTTTGAATTTGAAGATAGCGTCGTTCATTAGCGGTGCATTAAACACACCAAGTGAACAGAGCATATTAAAGTCCTCGACACTTAAACCTGTAACTTTCTTGAACAGTCCTGGCTCCAACTGTGTAATGACATCTTTCAGACATCTTTCACGGTAGTCAGTCAAATACATAAATACTGGAATACGAGTAGCAAACTTTATCAGTTTCTCTTGAATCTGTTTGCGTTTACTCTTCATTTCCTTTTCCTCGTCAGAAATTTCCTTTTTCTCCTTTGGGGTTGGATTGGGATTTTCTTTCTTTGCCTTTTTGACGGCCTCGGATTTATTGATGATGGTGGTAAGGTCATTGTTCAGGTTACGGAACCCTTCTATATTCATCAAGGCTTTCATGGCTTCAGGACTCGCAAGCAAACGTTTCAGTGTATCATTGTCTACATTTACAAGCAGGGCTGATTCCCACCGTTTTGCCAATAACGTAGCCGAAGTTCCTGCCAAAGCGATATCCAAGATGTCTTGTGCATCAACTTCTTTCATGCTGCTGCCATCATAAGCCAACACAGGAAGAAATTTTATGAACTCACCGACTTTCGCCTCTGGATTAGACTCGTTGATATCCAGCCTGCAACTGTAATCAGATATTTGTCGCAAGGCTCTGTCAAGGGCAAAGTCAAAGACATAACATTCATTTTTCATTATGATACGCTTTCCATCCTCATCCTTTACTTCCCATGGACTTTGAACTCTAAATGCTGCCTGAAAATATGTTTCCGGACTTTTCAGATTTCGCAGCATGAATATTCCAGTCCAAGGCTTCACGGTAACACCTGTTGTCAGTTTGCCACAAGTCAGTGTTATTGTTTTTGTCCTAAGAGGATCTCCCATATTCGCCAGAACCGGATACAAAGCATCCAGACCGATTCCGGCTGCAGTTCCAGCACATACTGTTACTTTGTAATCATGGTAAAATTTGTTTTGCCGTTGAGCAAGCAGATTTGCCATAGCAAAACAAGATGCGACATTAGGTAGAAACCAAATTGTGTGTGAAAGTACATTGAGTAATCGAGTATCACTGAATGGCATTGGAGGGCGTTTATCCTGTCCTAACTTCATATCATCTATACTAGCCGGGAGGTATGAACCACGAATAAGATTCAGCCATTTCTGTACCTCGTTCTCATATTTGAATCTGGCATTTACACCTTTGCCTTCTGCTGCGAAAAACACATTCAGGTCAAACTCATCAAACTCACCTTGCTTTGCTACTTCCTGTATTTCATCAGGCATACGGTAAGTAAGCATTACCATTCGTGGCAGGGCTATATACGGATTACCGTTACCTTTCCATTCCGTTTTAGCTCGCTGCTCATCAGAATAAGTCCAGTTAAAGATCTGCTCCTCTATAAATTCTCCGGTATTGATGGCTCTGAATGGTGTTCCTGAGAGAAACAGATAATATCGTGTTGAAATAGGAAGCCATGTTTCATTGATGGCATTGCTTGCTTCATCTTTCTGATATTTTTCCGCATCAAAATCTACCTCATTTTCTTCATCCTCCTTTTCAAACAATTCCTTCGCCCTCTCTTTCCAGGCTCCGAAGTGATATTCGTCAAATATTACCAAATCCCAATTTGTCGAATGGATAAACTCATTTTTGGTTTTTATTCCTCCACTTTCGTTTGTGCCAAGCAAATCCTGAAACGAACCAAAAACGACAATGGGCCTTGATTTATCCACACGATTAAACTCCTGGTCAATATTCAGATTATTGTTGCGTGCATCTTTATTGGATATGTACTGCCACCCTTCAAAATCAATATGAGATATAAGGTCTTCTCTCCAGGCCGATTCTACAGCAGGTTTGAATGTGAGGATTAAAATCCGTGACAAACCCATTTTCTTTGCCAGCTGATAACTGGCAAATGTTTTCCCGAAACGCATTTTTGCATTCCACAAGAACTTTGGTGTGCGACCAGGTTCTTCTTTGAGTGCCTGATCATAATATTTTTTAGTCTGTTCTACGGCACGAAACTGTTCAGGACGCATCGTGAAATTCTGTGTTCTGTTCTCAACATTGTCTGACCCTGTACGAAGGGATAATATAGCAGCTTCAACATCAGATACTGAACACTTGAACCACTCATCAGTTTTGTCAAGAGGATTCAGTCGATGACATCCTTTGCTTTCAAGAATCTTGTGTATGTCCTTATCTGTAAAACAAGATCCGTCATTAGCCATTGCTGACTTCACTAATACAATCTCATACTTGATTTTGCTTGTGTGAAGTTGTTCCTCTATACGCTCTTTGGCAGTACGTTCTGTATATCCGATTTTCAAATATCCTTTATGTGAATCTACTCCAGGCAATCTGTAGGCATATATTGTAGGAGTAACAGCAGGTCGTTGGGGAAAGAAGTTATGTTCCATAATTTACTCCATTGATGTAATCATTGATTCAATAAAATCAATTTCATTTTGGGTTAGATTGTATTTCTCGTAAAGTTCCTTATCAGTCCAAGATTTTGAGAAATCTTGAATAGGGACAAAAGAGTACGTACTTTGAGTCATATTTTTATTTTTTCTAGCACCTACAAGGCATCTGAAAAATTTTGTCTCTATATATGACTTCACATTCTTACACTCTTGTTCACTGCCAAATGGACCAATTCTTAAAAATGTTTCTGTGCAAGCAGTATTTTTACCTGCGATTTCAGACTTCCCTAATATTCTGGCTGGAACGGGATAACCTATTTGTCCTGCTGCTCCATCTGCTTTAGAGATAAATATTTTATACTTATCCAGTTCATCTTTGTTTCTTCCAATAAATGATTTATCAATATTCTTATATTGTCTTTTTCCACCTTCTACTCCAAAAACTTTGCATGTGTTGATAGCTTTTTTACTTTCGACAAATGGAGATCGGAAATAATACGGATTTCTTGGACTAACAAGTTGAGAAAAACTTTCTTCATTGAAAGATGCAACTTTTCGAATAATTGAGATTACTTCATTGTACCTGATAAATACATCTGCACCTTTTTCCAGAAGAGGGCGTTCTGATATGGCTGTAATTTGGTTTTGTGAATGGGAATAAACCTTACATAATCCTTTTTGATCTCGGTCCCATAAAAAGTAACACACGCCTCCTTCAATGGCAACGCCAGGAAAACAATCATTTGCATTTCCAAAATCATGTATTTCTCTGATATGCTCATCATGAAGCATTTCATCTCTAAATTCATCCAAACCTTTTCCCCCTGTAAACCATCTGGAAGGTATAATCATTGTTAGATAATGAGGCTTTAGTTTTTTTGCATTAATTATAAACTTATGATATATTGGCATAGCACTTGAACCTGTCCCGCCTCCATCACTCATTTGATAAGGGGGATTGCCTATAATCACGTCAAATTTCATATTGAATACTTTATTTACATCTAAGTTGTGGATAAATTGGTAAGCATGATTTTCAAGTTCAGCCCCACGATCATATTCATTTTGCGAAGCCCCGCAATAGGTACATTTGCCATCTTTCCAAGTATGTTTAATACGTTGGAAGATTATATTTCCTTGAGATTTTTCTTCAGGGAACTGATATACCGAAAACTCTCCACTCGGATATTTACTACAATAAACACTTCGACGGGAAAGTAAACTTGTGAGTTCTGTAATGGCAATGCCAAAGAGTTGCTTTGAAAATATATGTTCTATACGCTTTTCAAGGTCAGGAATTTGCTGTTCAAGCCCTTTTATCAGTCTCTTTGCGATTTCCCGTAAAAACACACCACTTTTGCAGCAAGGATCCAAGAATGTCGTATCGGGATTTTCAAACAACTCTTGTGGCAGCATATCAATAATCTTGTTAGCCAATTCCGGAGGAGTGAATACCTCATCACTGCTAAGATTTGCTATACACGATAGTACGTCCGGATTATAGGCATTTTGAAACAAGCTATTCTCCATAATCCTGAACCTTTTTATAGTGAGTAATATATCTCCTTAAGAATATTCCGCCTTCCTGCTGTACACCAGATAAAGAAAAAAGATTACTTTCTTTACCAAGAAGACTTGACATTGTATAATCGGAACGCTGCATTTGGGTATTGCCTATAAGGGTCCATTCAGAGAACACTATAGGAACAGAGGTGTCATTACCTTCATTATCAACACACATTAAAGTCAGAGCATTGCCGTTTATGATATTACGACTGATAATAAATTTTGCAGCCTGACGAGTGTCATCCGAAGATTCTGTTTTGCAAAGGGCAGTATATTCTTCATCCCAGATGGAAAAAAGACGTTTACGACATGCCAAAACATTGTCGTCCATTATGTCTATTCCATATAGACTTCCTATTGCCACTATTGCTTGTCTCTCATAATCACGAGGACTCTTCTTATATTTTCTTCTTAATTCTGTGAGTTTACGTCTGAGTATGGCAGAAAGGAAATTCCCGTCACCACAAGCTGGTTCCAGAAATCGGGAATCCGGTCTCAAACACTCATTTTTTACAAGGTCCAACATTGCGTTTACTTCACGCTCTGCTGTGAATACTTCACCTCGTTGTGCAACTCTTTCTTTAGACTTTATCTGACTCATATTCCATCTTGCTGAGTCTCTCTATGTAAGAGGTAGTATGACAGATGGAATATCCTGGTTATCAACTGTTGTTTAAGTCTCAAAAATCGAATCTGATAAACAATTCTATGTTTTTGAACACTGTAATGTGCTTTTATTGGCTCTTAAATAATGATAGTTGCTATATTTTGTGTAATTTCGCAACAAATTATATCTCTCTTACATAGAATGGAGTAGTTTTACTAAACACTTCATATGCCCCTACAAATCCCTTAATATCTGAGCGTTGGCTTTATCTACTATGGAGTTGTCCAATGTGGCCAGATAAATTTGTGTGGTCGCCTCGGAATCATGTCCCATTCCTTCACTGATAACCGAAATCGGAATGTTCTTACCTTTGGCTGCGCTTGCCCATGAATGACGGGCACAGTACATGCTCAGAGGAACGGATATATCGGCCAGTCTGGCTATTTCTTTCAGGTTCCGGTTTATTCCGGACATGACATTCCTGTAATGCTTGTGCGTATCCTTAAAAGGATATTTCAATACCGGCAAAAGATAAGGACTGAGGCTGTCTTCCGGGTATTTGCCGACAATCTCCTGCATACATTTTTCCCACCTGACAACTAACTGCTGCCCGGTCTTTCGTCTGCGATACGATAAAAATCCATTCTGAAGATCTTTCTTCTTCAGGTGAGCCATATCTATGAACGACATGCCACGGGTATAGAAACTGAACAGGAACATGTCCCTTGCAAATTCCAGATTAGGCTGTAAGGACAGATCTAGATTCTTCATACGCTTGATGGCAGATAAGGGAACGGCACGCTTGACGGTCTTGTCCACTCCCGTATAGACATGCCTGAAAGGATTGCGCTGTTCCATCAGTTCCTTTTCCAGGGCACGGTTATATACCGCCCGAAGGATACGCATGTAGAATGAACTGGTATTCCGTACGGCACCTTTTCCATGAAGGTAGGCTTCATAAAGCTGCATCACGTCCGAATCGATTTCAGACAATAGAATATCCCTGTCTCCTCTGAACTGCATGAAGCTTTTCAGAGTGCAGGAATAGTTTTCGGCCGTGCGTATCTTGCCCATCTGTTTGAGGCGGGCTATGATGCCTTGCATGAAGTTGAAAAGCGACTGTCCCTCTGTATTGCTCTGAAAAGAAGCGACAATATCATCTGCCGTATATCCGGCTTTCCGGTTATCCAGTTGGCGGACAATCATGTCCAGTCGCTTCAGGTCCCATTCCATGCATTCCTGCAAGGAAAGGAGCAGATTGCTTCGTTCCGAACTACCGACAATGATACAGCTCTCAGCTTCATTCCATTCATCCGTAAATATCCGGTAATCCGTCTTTAACTGACGGATTACACGGTTCTGGATAATCTGATAATAGACGGTACCTTCCTTTCCCTCTATGGTGGAAGGTCTGAATTTCACTTTGACACTGGCCATAGGCTTACTTTTTAGGTTCGTACGTAATAGACTTGTCCTTGATGGACTTCGCCTTGCTGTCCAGTTCTCTCGCTGCCTGTTCTTTCAGCCGTGCCTGCTCGGTCAGGGTAGCCTGTCTCTGTACCGTTTCCTCGTAGGCTTCCACGTCCTCACGCATTTGTTCTATCCGTTCGTTGTCCCGGTTCGGTCCAAAGAGGTTCTCAAGTTCCACAAATTGTTCGGGGGTAGCCTCTCCTTTCATCTTGACATAACGGTACTTCAGATCATTATCGGCCTGCACGTTATCTGTCCTCACCGAAAAATAGAGAGTCACGGACAGAATCACGATTGCCGCGAACATCACGAAAAAACTCCCAAGTGTGTACGGGGATTCTACACTCAGGCTGAAATGATGGTTGATGTTACTTGTCTTAACTGAATTCTTTCTGACTGTGTCATTGGTCTCACAAAACAAGGCTTCCACTTTCTCCTGGTGCTGACGTTGTTCATTCCGTATTTCTGACAAGACCAGTCCAAGTCTTTCCTGTGACGAGTTCTTCCTGTCCATGGAAACTATATCGTTCTTGATAGCGGCAAGACCCTCGCACATGCGAGCCAACAATTTGCGAAATGTCTCATTACCATTCCGGACTTCATTCAGCACGGACTCATCCTTTTCCTTTTCATTGTTAACTGTCGGGCTATTACCTTCCGGCAAGGGAGCGGACAGCCCGTTGATTTTGTTCTCGATTCTTTCCAGGCATCCGAAGATGCTCTCGATACATTCTTCCATTTTCATATTCCTGCAATTTTAATGTTCATGAATAATTTGAATGGGAAAGGACGGACTACAATCCGAAACCTTTCCTTTTTTGTCTCTTTTTCCTGCGTCTGCGCAAGAGTTCTTCCTGAGATAACGGCTCTTCTGGAGCGGTGCCGCTTGTCGGGCTGAACAGTCCCGGTCCCGTACTTTCGAGAAGATGGCCTCCGTCCGGTATCCTTTGCTGCACCTTACGTTCGGATTCCTGTTGGGATTCCGAAGTCTTCCAGCCCAGCCGGGCATTCAGTCTGGCAAAGCTGAACTCCCGGCTGATCTGTGAAGCCTTGAAGGTCTGCCCGTCCTTAGTGAACCGGATTCCCTGTATGTCCTCCGGCCTTTTTATCTCCCGGGTACGCTTTACAAATTCCAGCCTGATGCCCCGGCGAAGCAGATAATCGTTGAACTCTTTCCATGTTCCGGAGTGCTTCAAAGCCGCCTTGACGGCATTGAAGATTTCGTATTTCACACGCTCCGAAGCATGGAGTTTCTCCACGTTAGTCTTGCCTTTGTCCTCGGCGTATGTCAGCCCGTACCTGTCCTTAAGCACTTTCGTGGCGATTTCATTACGCTTGTAATCGCCTTGGGAAGAGATTACCCTGCCGTCATACCCGATGCGGTTATAGACCAGATGGCAGTGCGGGTTGTCCGTATTATGATGCCTTACCAGAATGAACTGGGTGTTCCTTATGCCCATCAGTTCCATGTATTCCCGGGCTATTTTAGCCATAAATTCATCCGTCAGCAATGCCTTGTCCTCCGGCTTGAAGCTCAATGCAATGTGTCCGACAGGCTGTTTTATCTTCGGATTAAGCTCACGTTGGTAGTTGAAACTGGCCGTTATTTCCCGGATATTTCCCAGCAATACACCATCTGAGTCAATGATTTTTGCATTGTCTTTGCCCATCACGTAGCGGATACAGCCGCCGAAGGATTTTCCTTTCTTGATTTTTCCAATCATGACGGTCTCCTTTCTCCGTGCCTGTACCGGACAATAATCTCCTTGAGCTTCTGCAGGAGTTCTGTCACCGTCTTTTGGGTACGGTGGAATCCGGCCTGATGGGACAGACGGGTTAGCTGGTTCAGGTTGTTCGCCATACCCGTAAGGCTGCGTATGAAGGCTGTCTCCTCGGCAGAGTGCCTGGCCGTTATCGTCGTCTCAAAGGCTGATGTGCGGAGAAATTCCGCCAGCGTGAGGTTAGCCTGTCTGCTGCGTCGGCATAGCCGCTCATAGTCTATCTTGGAGAATTTCACTGTAACGGCTTTGCTGAGTTTGCACACTCCGCTTACCCGGGGACGTCCCCTCGGTCTGTTTTTCTTTCTGTCATTCATATTTTCTTCGTTTGATTTTTGATTATTCTTTTTCTCACAATCTGCGACCACCGGGAGCGGATTGCCTCCACTCTTCGGGAGTGGAGCGAGGTTTTCGGGATGCCCGAAAGATAACCTCGCTAACTCCCAAAACTGAAGTTTTGTCCGTTACTCCGCCAGGGCGGCTGCAGACTGTCTGAATACTATAATACTTGAAGTCAGTAAGTCTGTCATTCAGGAAAATATCACAGTTTTCTCCACTGTTCGAAGTCTTCCGAGTAGATTTCAAGATGCTGTCGGGCGATGTTCTCAAGCAGTCCGGAAACGCTCATTTTGCGTCCTCCCAACCTGCGGACAAACTCGTCCAGCCTGTCACGTACCTCGCCGCTAACAAACACGGGTTTGCGGTCTTCGATTCTCGGGACCTGAAGAAAGGCTTTCCGGTATTCGTCCAGAGAAAGTTTCCTTTGCCTGTTGCTTATACGACGTTGAGATACGGGAACGGCTTCCTCTTTTACGGTTGACAGTTCCTGGTTCTCGGATGTGGTGTTGGTCAGTTCTACCGTCCCTTCTGACTTCTCTTTTCCAATATCATTCAAGGATGATTCCCTGGCAGTCTCAATGCTGCAATCTGACGGGAGTATGAGTGACATATCCGTACCTGTCATAGCCTCCCATTCTTCTTTGGTCAATTTCTTTTTTGTTACCATACATTTTTGATTTTAATCGGTTTACTCACTGGTCTCGGTGCGCACCTTGACTCGTTGTCGTGAGCAAAGGAAATGTGTATAGTGAACAGAATCAAGCAAATGGAGATACCGTGGCAATTATGTAACCTCGTGCACTATACCGATTGGGCAGTCGGTGCAGACTGCCGTGATTTGCCGGAATGATTTCTACATACTGGATTGTTCAAGCAGATTCCGTTTATGGAGAAGGCTCATTGTAAGCATTTGATATGTAACATGATGTCATTCCGGGTAACGCATCGTCACCGGTCTGAAAATCCATTGTAGTGTGATTCCTACTGCTTTTATTTGCAGTGGGAACAGAAAAAACGGTCACATTTCCTGCCGAGAATAGGACGATGATACATGATGGCATATCGGCTGTAAAAGACCTGTTCTGTTCCGGAGTTTTGAATATATGTTTAACTAGAAAATAATGAAGACAATGGAAATCATCAGCTTTGAAAAAAAGACTTTCGAGGAGATTTCTGCCAAGCTGGATCGCTTCGTGCAGCGGGTGGAAAGTCTGTGCCGTGAACACGGCGGAAAGGAAACAAGTGAATGGATGGACAACCACGAGGTCTGCCGCAGGTTGCGTATCAGTCCTAGAACCTTGCAGACCTTGAGGGATAACGGGACGCTGGCCTTTACAAAAATCGGAAACCGGACTTATTACCGTCCTGACGATGTAGAGCGTGTGGTCAGGAATGTGGAGGAAAAGCGTAAGGAAGCCCGCTGGAAAGGCAAGACCATTTGAACGAGTTTCAAGAATAATGTATAACCCTATATCAAGCGCGTATGAGTAATGAAATCAGAGAAAAGGACCATGAGTGGGTAAAAACGTTCCACTCGAATTTCGACAGGCTGCTGGCCCTGCTCGAAAGGGTGTTGGAGAAACGGCAACCGTCCGCCTATGGCGATGAACTGCTGACGGACAAGGAAGTGGCATTCCTGCTGAAAGTGAGCCGGAGAACCTTGCAGGACTACCGCAACAACGGCATTCTGCCTTACACACAGGTAGGCGGCAAGATTCTCTACCGGGCTTCCGACATAGAAAAAACACTGATGAAAGGGTACAAGGAGGCGTACAGATACAAAAGAAGCTGACACTCCAAACACTCCACAAAGGACACGTAGGGATTTTGATTTTTCTGGAGGGAGCGCAGTTGACCGCCTGCCCGTTTAATTTGTGTTTCTAAAAAAAAGCCTTTCCAAAATGATAAAAAAACAGCATATAGTATTAGGCCCTATTTGAACCAATCTATATGCTGTTTTATCTTTTTCTTCTGACTTTTCCGTCAGTCGCTTGTTTCCGCTGCCGTTGGCGTCCATTGTACAGACGTGAAAGGGAAAAGGTTTTCGGGCTGAATACGCTCTGAAAGAGGAAGATTCTGCCCGAAACGGCAAAGCCGCTCGAGCTTTTCGCTTTCAATAGAGTCTGTACTAACTTCTATGGACGGCGAGGGAACGGGCGGCTGATATAAATTTTAGGTTATCAACTATGTAGAATCTAATTATATGCATATCTTTGCATATGTATAATTCTAAATGATAATTAATATGAATTTTGATTTTTCATTAAAGCCGCAAAAAGATGTAGTTAAAGATATGATTTTTGATGATGATTCTGATCAAGATTCAAAAATTCCATATGAGGTGCCACAAGAAGTTCGTAAATTAACGACTCAAGCTTATGATAAAAGTGTTGCTGATGTCGTACGAATGATAGAAGATAAAGATATCCGGTTAGATCCGGATTATCAAAGAAATTATGTATGGGATAATAAAAAATCATCTCTTTTAATTGAGTCTATTATATTAAATGTACCAATACCTGTAATCTATGTATCTCAAGAACAAGATGACACCTGGTCTGTGATAGATGGATTACAACGACTATATTCATTAAAACGCTTTTTTGAAGGGAAATTCAAATTAAGCGGTCTGGAAATTCTTTCAGAATTAAACAAACACGATATCAATTCATTAAATCCTAAGGCCTTAAGACTTTTGAAAAATGGATTATTACGTGTAATTATGATAACTCATGATTCCAATGAAGAAATCAAATATGATGTTTTTATGAGATTAAATACGGGTTCTGTTCATTTGAACGAACAAGAACTTCGTAACTGTCTGTACAGAGGTAATCTGAATAGATTATTAAAAGAGCTCACAAATAATGTACAGTGGCAGACATTATTAGGTCTTAAAGCCCCTCATAAACGTATGGCGGATAGAGAATTAATATTAAGATTCCTTGCTATATATCATGGATGGAATATTGAAGATAAACAACTTGTTGGATATAAAGGGAGAATGAAGGTTTTCTTAAATGAATTTATGAGTAAGAATCATAATACTAATACTCAAAATCTTGAAAATTGGAAACTGCTTTTCAATGAAACTGTTGAAAAAATTATTTCTGTCTATGGTGAGGAGGCTTTTAGGAGAATCAACAGAGAAGGAAGTAAAGAAAATTCCATAAATAGGGCAATTATAGACATTCTTATGCTTTCTTCTACACAGCATTCAAAAGATGATCTACTACGATATAAAGAGCAACTAAATAGTCGCTTTTTAGACTTAATATTAAAAGATGATATCTTTAATAATAGCCTCAAGATAGGTACGTCTGATTCTAAAGTTATAACATATCGTTTAACACAATGGTGTTCGGAAGTTAATAATATTGTTTCTTCCAGATTAGAATAACATGGAAAGCATAGATAATATTAGAATAAGTTTAAGTGAAATAGATGTTTTGTTGGATTATGCTAGCCAAAATATAGGAACGATTTCCAAATATCAATTATTCAATAAGGTTTCAATAGTATTATTATCAACTAAATTTGAAGTTTTTATTGAAGAATTTCTTGAAGAGCACACGTTAAGGGCACTGAAAGGGCATACTAATAAAACGATTCCTAATCAATTAAAAGACAGGTATTTTGATCGGGCCGTTGATTTAATTTCAAAAGAAAGATCTCGTAACAAAAAAAATACTCTATTAACTTCTTTACTTACATTATACGGTAATAATGAACAAAGTATTGATGGGATTAAAAATATTTCTCCTTCTACAAAATTCAACTATGGGAAGCACGGACAGACTGAAATTGAAGAGTTATTTAAAAGACATGGGTTAGAATCTTTTATTATAAATGAAGAAACTCAAAAATGTCTTAGACTTATGAACTCTTTAATAGCAATTAGGAATAATGTAATCCATCAAGATGCTACTCCAAGTTTAACGCATTTGACCGTAGATGAACATCAAAAAAATATACAAAAATTCATCCAACTTATAGAAAATGACATAAATAGCAATAAAAGCGTATATTATAATGAATAGTTAAAAAGTTCAATCAGTTCTTTTGTGTATGAAAGTATAACGAGGTTTAATAAAAAAGGATTCGGACTGAACCTCACTCTTTTAAAGTATATTCAGTCCGAAATATCATAGCCGCCTGACCTTTTCGCTTTCAATAAAGCCTGTACTAACTTCTATGGACGGCAGAGGGAACGGGCGACTGTCCGGGATTGTCCTTTTGCTTTTGTCTTCGTTTCATCAGCTTGTCCATGTCCTCGGATATTTTATCATCGGTTACTTTGGCATATCCTTGTGTCGTTTTAATACTCGTATGTCCCATCATTTTACTTATACTTTCTATCGGGACACCTGCAGAAAGCATCAAAGTGCCGAACGAATGCCTGCTGGCGTGATAGCTCAAATTCTCCTTTATACCGGCCACGATGCCTATCTCATGTATGCAGTACCATAACATGTCACGTTTGGGCAATGGGAATATTGGTCTGCTTTCATCTGTTGTGTTATACAGTGCCAATATATGTTCAGCTATGGGATGAAGAGGTATGAATGACTCCACATCCGTTTTCTTACGGTTGATACGGATGTATCTTCTTCCGTCCAGAGTTATCCCGATATGTGAAGGATACAGCCGTTTAACATCAACGTAAGACAATCCGGTGAAGCAGGAAAAGATGAAAACCCTGCGTGTAAGTTCCTGCAATCTTTCCTGCATGGGCTGTTCCATAATCCTTTGCAACTCAGCCCTGCTTATATGTTTCAATTTACCTGTAGGCTTTTTCTCGTAAGGAACATCCGCAAGCGGGTTGAAACGGAGAACCTCCCTGTCAACGGCAATATATATCAGTCTGTTCAGCCATGTAAGACAATGGTTGATGTGACTCGCACCGCAACCTTTGCCCTTCAGATATAGTTTGTATTCCCAACCGAAATCTTCTGTAATGTCTTCAAAGGCTATGTCATTCATCCCCATAGAAAGCAGGTATTCGTGCAGATATGCCTGAGTAGACTTGGACTGACGGTAAGATGAGGTAGAATTTATCGCTACGGAACGGATTCTCAACCTTTCGCGTTCTTCTTCTCCGGTTTTCAAAAGAGTTACAGGAACAGTCCCTACACATGTTATTTCGTTTTTCAGCATTTCAGCATTTATCATACCCGTTTCCTTTAACAGGTTCGTGTAAGAAGTTTCAAGCCTTGCCCGTAGGTCTGCAAGAAGACCGTTTGTCCTGCCATCTTTTACCGTTCCGTTTTTGGTATTCCAACATTCAGGATTGCAATAATATCCGGTAGTAAATACACTGCTCTTGCCGTCAATCGTGATACGGCACATAATGGCTGTTGTCCCGTCAGCTTTGACCTTGCCTCTATTAATATAGTAGAGAATAGAAAATGTACTTCGCATTGTTTAAATATTTTAAGAGTTACAGAATCAGTTTCAGGTCTTTTGTCGCCTCGATATATTTGTCCATGTCCTCAAAAAGTTTTTTGGGAGTCACACGGGCATACACTTGGGTTGTACCTATATCCGCGTGTCCCAGCATCCTGCTGACAGTTTCAATCGGCACACCGTTTTCCAATGTCATAAGGGTCGAGAACGAATGTCTTCCCATGTGGTATGACAAACGCCCTTTTATCCCTACTTTCATCTTAATGCTTGTAAGACACCATTTCAAAGCCTGGTAGGGTATGACGGGAAACAAGGTAGCCCTTGTCTCATCCTTGTACTTTTCAATAAGAGCCACGGCTTCCGGCAACAGCTTGACACGGCACAGTTGTCCGTTTTTGCCTCTTCGGTATTTCAGCCATGGCGCTCCCTGATCATCCTTGGATAGGTTATCAGGAGTAATTGCAACCACGTCAACATATGAAGTTCCGGTGTAACAGGCGAAAAGAAACATATCCCTGACTATAGAATGTTCGGGACGGCAGCCGATAAGCTCTACATCTCTTATTTTTTCGAAATCATCCTTGCTCAATGCTCTCGGGGGTGTCTCTTTCTGTTTTGGCAGCTGGTAGTGTTCAAAATAGAACTTGTCCGAATGCCCTTCTTTGAACGCGATACGGCAAATCTTTTTCAGTATGGCCAGATAGTGACGCACAGTCTGGACTCCCAGTCGTTTCTCAATTACAACATATTCCTGAAATTCACGGATAAACAGTTCATTAAGCTGGCAAAAGGCAAGGTCTGACACCTTGAACCTACAGTTTATGAATTCTGCAAGACGGTTACGGGTATAAATATAGTTTGGAAGTGTACGGTGGGATATGTCTATCCCCACACGGGACTTCACTTCCTCGATATGTCTGTCGAACAGCTTGAGCAATGTCATTTGGGTATCTTTGCTGCCTTGAAGCATTTCTTTTACATCCGTTGCATTAAAATCATTTTTCCGTTCCACGAGAGAATCAAAGGCAGTGTTTACAGCCAATAGCAACCTGTCGATTTTTGCATTGGTTTCCACCGCTTCTTTACTTTTCCCATTCAACCGACTCTCCCGTGGATTCCATAACTCCGGAGTACATGACAGCTTGCAACTGAATTGCGCCATCGTGTTGTTCACCGTTATTCGTCCCATAATTGGAGCCTTTCCGAACTTGTCAAGACCGCTCTTTTTCAGGTAGAGCAACACCTTGAATTTTTCTATTTTCATACGCTTATTATTTAATGGCAAAATTACCCAATTTATAAGCGTTCTTTGATATGCAAAATATTGACAACCAGTGAATAATAGCCCATCGTGATAGATTCTGTACTCCTCATTGCGTTACCTGTATGCTTCGGTAACTGGACAGCTAACGCTTTGGTAACTGAACGAATACTACAAATCACCTTTTTTTGCGTTTAACTCATTTGGCAGAATCTAGCAAATATGCTAAATACCAACCATTTAAGTTTTATCTACTCATTTCTGTTATCGCTTGCTTTCCTGTTACTTATGCACGTTGCCAGGCATAGTTTTGCCACGCTCATTTGCCTCGGTAATGGTGTACCCATTGAAACCATCAGCAGGATGATGGGGCATTCCTCTATTCGTACAACACAAATCTATGCCGAAATAACCAACCAGAAGGTCAACCGGGATCTGCTCAGACTTGCGGATACGACAAAGAATCAATACAGTCTGCCTGATGATAAAATGACGCCGAGAGTTTACCAATGCGGACGTTACAACGGCTGGAAAGAGGAAGAAGACAAAGATGATAACCGGACATCCGGCAAGGCGATGTAGCCATGAAAGAAGAAAGAGACAGGACAAAAAACGGGGGACAACCAGTGAAGGCTGTCCCCGTTCTGTTATTCCAAAGCCTTATGATAATTATCTTCCAATAGCTTTTCAATATCCGATGCTTTATACAAGATTTTACCACCTAACTGAATATAAGGTATACGTCCCTGATTGCGATAATCCTGTAGGCATCTGCGACTGATTTTCAACAACCCGGAAAGCTCCTTGTCAGTTAGAAACTTTTCTCCTCCAAGTGGAGGACGACTGTTGTCTATTATTTTTTCTATTTTCACCTGCATCTCGTTCAGTGTGCGGAAGAAACCGGCTACACGTTCATTGCTTTTGGTTATAATGTCGTCCATTGTCTGTCTGATTTTATAAGTTAACCGTTTTTCTTTTTTCTCTCAATATTTTCTCCTTGCGTTTTAGGCCGACATAAGTCACCAGTTTCTCTACATCCTCCGCTTTGTAGTAGATTTTATGCTGGATTTGCGAGTATGCCAACTTTCCGGTATCCCGGAGAGTCTGTAAAGTTCGTGGGGAGATGTTAAGACGTAGGCAGACATCCTGGTTATCCATTCATTCACCGAGCTTTTTCTCTTCTGTCTTCTTACAAAGGTGATCCACATGAGTGGATAAATTCTCAATCCGGTCCATGATGTTTTCAAAGATCTCGGCTTCAATGTAATATACTTCCATGTTTTTCTACTTTTTATCAAATTATATATGAATCTTGAACAAAAATAAAAGAGAAACATGGATAATACAAGTAATCCATTCTTTTGTCCATAATAGTCATGAATAGTCATGTCAAGTCAATTTTTAGATAATATAGGAAGTAATATATTATGGATTTCTAATTAATTATGACGTCTTATCAGATCCTAAGTCGTTTTATTCAGTATCTATCTTTTTCTTTTCAATTATCTTTCTCAGAAATATAAGGAGTCGGGAAACACGACTCCCTATATTTCTGTTTATTATACCTATATTATGTCGAAGAGAAATTCTGTATAATTAATAATAATATCTTTACAGAAAATATTGTCGATTTAATCAATTAGATATCCCCAATTATTTACTGATAAATTTCTTTTTATTCATGCTTTTTAATAAATCATAAAAGGTTACTTTATAAAGAAAAGAATCACATGTAAAAGCTATATTTAATTTGTGGCTTCAGGTCTGTGGGTACATATTTTAATATTTCTCCAACATTCCGGCTGCACTCAATTGTGATTGGGAATTTTCTATCAAATTGTGTATTGTTCCAATTCATTTTTGTGAGAGATAATATTTCTTTGCATATCTGTTCTGGGGACTCATCAAAAGAAAATAGTCTTACTTCTATTGGATTAGGAATGTACTTACCAGGATACGTCCCATAATACTCAACATATCCTCTAGTATACAAAAAATGACGACATTTATCAAGGCTGAACATAGTCCCCCTTAGTGGTGGATAGTCATTATCTCTATATAACCTGAAGTTAGTAGGCATGATCGTTACTAAGTCTATAGAATTGATATTCATATCAGAAGCGACTCGCTTAAATCCATCGATTTCTTCCTCTGAATAGTTAGAACTTTTGTGGATAACAAGCCGTTGAGGAAAAATTTTAATCGCATTATAATATTCACTTAAAGATTCTTTTAAAAGATTATATGCTTGTACCTCTGTTAAATGTGGCTGTCTATCTTTTTTATCTTCTTTTACAGGTGTACCTCTTAATATAACTCCGTTACCGTGCTCATTGAAAATTTGAGCTACACTTGTCTGAATAGTTTTCTTATCTCGTGTACGGTAGAAACTTATTCCAGCAAAACAGGTTATATTACTACTTTCTTTTTTCAAAGACCAAGGGATGCCACCTGCTTTGTAGTATAATGCAGTATAAAAGTTCCATGCTATGCTCGCTTCATCTTGCATTTCTGAAGAAGGCTTGGCGATTCTATCCCTAAATATTTGAATTGGAATGTTATATTCCATAGCTTTAGCTTTAAGTAATCTTCTGAAATTTACCTCAATTTCTACTGGATCTTCTTCATTAAAATCATCATCAATTTCAATTGTTTTAGTTCCATATATTATTTTAGTTAGAGATTCATCTAATACACATAAAATAACATCTGGTTTTTTATTATTTGCTAGAAAATGTATTTCTGCCAAATAAAGATCCACTGTTTTAATAATTAGCTGATCAATATCATTGGCTTCTCTCTTTATTTGGTCAAGTGCAGAGTTGTTGATTTTACGTATATACGATTCATCATAAACTACTTCACTTCTAAAAGCAATAGTTTCATTAAAACCTGGAAAGTTTGTAAAAAGATTGGGTTGTTTGCTTTTTTTTGACTCAATATGATTACGGCACTTTTTTATCCAACTAATAGCAATGTTTATGCTTTCACTAAGTCCAATAAATCCGATAACTATTTTATCTGGTCTTATGTCGTTAATGTCAGATACATTATACTTATATATACCTGTTCGTGGGCAGATATACTCTCCTTTACCGAATTGCAATAAAGGCTCTTCTAATAATTTAATATCCATGTTGAGGGGTATAATTAAGTTTTAAATCAAAAGGTGAAGAGAATGATATGTATTTATATTCAGATTCATTATCTTCTAATTTATTGGAAAGACAAAATGATATAAACATAAAATGTTGATATACAGCAGAATTTGTTTCCAAGTTCTTTTTCTGAGCAATTAATTGACTTTCTTGCTTACAGCTCGAATAACCATCATAGGTGAAAGACCATCCAGGTGTTATGCTAATAAACCACTTTTCATCAGATCTAAAAGATTGGATTCTAAATGAAAGCTGTCTAAAATATAGAATTTGTTTTTTTTCGTTATTCCATATCTCTGCAACTACAGTTCGTGTTGCAGTTTTCTTATTTTTCCAAGTTATTTTCCGTTCTCTTGGCACCCCTATAGGTTTGAATCTAAAGAACCTGTCTTTGCCTACCCACTGTATGTTTTTGTAAGAAGCCAACTCTTCTATAGACCGATTGATCAAATGAAGTAGTGCTTCTTCATATTTTAAACTAATATCTGCAAATTCATTTATTGAATATTCTTCAACAGTACCTATTTCTATTAATTTATTTAATGGCTCATCTCTGTTATCTAAAGGTTTAAAAGATATGATTTTATCTTCAAAAGTAAACCAATCCCTGCTATATGGGATTTTTAATAATTCAAATGCTTTACTGAGTACTTTCCCCATGGGAGCTTTCTTTTTAAGTTTATATGGAGTACTCCAGGATTGCGTGATTATTTCATCACGATCTATTCCTGTGATGCCCATATAAATCTTTTGAGGTAATACTATTTGAAGGATGTTAGGAAATAATATGTCTGTTTTTATGGTTTCCTTATTTTCTAACAAATACTTTCTCCTATTCATTTCTTCTTCGCAAAACTCTTCTTTTAACAATTGTAACAAAGAATCTATTTTGCTAATATTAATCCAAGAGTTTACTTCCTTAAGAATATCACTATAATCTAAAATATGTTTCTCTGAGAATTCTAATTCATTATTATGAGCTATAGCGAAAGTACTATCTGAATATTTTTTCTGCTTCTCGGTTATAATATATATAAGCAAATTATCGTATTCTTCAAAACGCCTTCCTTTTATAAATTCATCTATTGTATGCTTTATTTTCTCTCCAGTAGCAGTAGATGTAACTTGAATTGCTATTCTATTGTCCGTATCAACTAAATCTATTGCAGAAGAATTTTTCACTTCATTATTTATATTGACTAGATTTAATCCATATACAATGTTTAGAATGGGAATGATTACATTCTCCGCATGGATATTAATGTCATACAGATTTAAACTATTTAGATTTTCTACTTCTGCTCGAAATCTCGCAAATAATTCTGCAATTTTTTCTATTTCTTCTTTCTTACGCAT